CGCGTGCCGACGAATAGTTCACCTGGCTCCAGTCCATGGTGAGCTGCTCGTAGGTGACGCCGATCGCGCTCGCGACCTTGCGCAGCGCCGCATTGACGAAGGCCTCGAAATTGGCGTTCGGGTGCTCGGGCTTGGTCAGCGTCGCCTTTTCGCCGGGCTGCAGCGTATTGATACGAACGCCGGGCAGATCGATCGGCGCGGCGCCGTAATAGGCCTTCTGCGCGGCCGACATTTCGCCGAAGAGCTTGGCGATACCGTCATTGCCGTAATCCGCGCCCATCGCCTCGAGCATCTCCTCCGGATCGAAGGGCGTTTCGATGAAGGCAGCCATGACAGCGTTCAGCATTGCCGCCTGGCTCTCATAATCCTCGTAGTCGGTCGACTGCTTGATCGACCGCATGACCGGAGCCCAGTCGGAAACGCCGCGCGTCATGCCGGCGCGCTTCTGCTCGTAGGCGTGCACGACGATCGGGCGGCCCCATTCGGTCTCCCGCTCGACATACTCCCAGTGCCAAAGGCCGGTATTGCCGGCGAAGAACTCGCCGGGATGCGACTTGCGGAAGTGGTAGCCGACCGGTGCGCCGTATCCGTCGATGGCAACGCCGTCGCGCAGGAACTCCTCGTCCATGCGCCCGTTCGGGTTTGAACACCGGGCCGGATCGACGACATGGATTGCCGTCTGGAACAACGGTGCATTGTCCTGCCAGACGATGACACCGAAGGCCTCGCCCTCGGGACCGAAGCGCTGACGGGCAGCAAGGCCGAGAACGCCGGCCATGGTTTTCGTCCGCTCGGCGTCGCACCATTTGTCGACATCCTGCGTGTAATCGCGCCACAAGGCCTCGATCTTGTCGGCGATCTCCTCCGCCTGCTCAAACGTCATGTTGAGCGAAACATGGTTCGGCCGCGCGGCGAGCGTCCAGCCGGAGCCGATGATGTTGTCGACGAGGCGCGAGGTGCCGGCGGCACCCCAGCCGTCATTGCGCGCCACGTCGTTCAGCCGGTCGACGAGCTCGGAGCGCGACCAGGTCAGCGCCGACTGACCGGACCAGGTGCCCGGCCGCCATTTGGCGAAGGACGGGTGATCGTAGGATGCACCCTGGTAGGCCGAGGACGCCATCAGCCGGTTTTTCGCGACCTGCACACGTGCGGCGGCACGAACTGCCGGCGAAAGCGGCTTCGCGTCCGGGCCGAGGATCGTGACGTCGCCGCTCATCCGAAGATCACTCCCCGGCTGCGCGCCCTGGCAAAGCGGCGAAGGCCGAGTTTCGCCTCGAGGTCGCGGACATACTGGCGCAGCGCGCCGATGTTGGCCGCGGCATAGGTGACGCTTTCGCCGTTATAGCTGAGCGAGATCTCGGCGCGGCCAAGCTCCATCTGGTGCAAGGCCTCACGTGCGTCGTCGAGCCGTGCCAGAAGCACGGCGCGTTCCTGTTCGGTCAGTGCCATATGGATCTTCCTAGCGGTTCCGCTGCGCTGCACGGGCGGCGCGCGCGAGGGCGGCAGCGACGAGCGGCGATTGCTGTTCTGCCGCGGCGCTCTGGCCTGCGGCAGGTTCGGTCTTGACGGCGATCTGGTTCAGATGATCCTCGAGATCGCCCTGTTGCGGCGCTTCGAGGCGGCCGAGGCGATCGGCGATCGCGTCCCATTCCTCGTCGGTCCAGTAGGGCACGCCCCAGCGATAGGCACCGGCCAGGCTCTGATTGAGCATGTCGATGATTTCGTTGCGCTTGCCCTCGGAGAGCTTCCAGACGTAGCGGGTGTGACCGCTCCGGGTCTTCTCCGGGACGCGGGCTTCCGATGTCGCCTGCTGGTAGAAATCGTCTCCGAAGCCGCGGGCGAAACGGATGTAGCCCGCCTGCTCCGGATCGTCTTTCTTGTAGTCCCGATAGAGCCGAATCTTGAAGGCCGAGGCGTTGAAGGTGAAGAAGCGGGATGACCACTTCTGCTTCTTCGGCTTGCCCTTCCGGTCATACTCTTTCGTCTGCACGATCGGCGGCGCGGCTTCCGTATTGCCGCCGCGCACCATGATGACGCGTGACTTCGGATGCTTGCGGACCCAGTTCCAGACGTCGTCGGTGTAGGCGTTGCCATCGATCGCAACCCGATCGGCAGTGCGCTTGCGGCCCGCATCGTCGAGCCATTCGCGCTGCAGCAGCCGGTCGAGGGCGGCGCGAACCTCCGGCTCCGAGATATGGCCGGAATGTTCCTTCGCGTCCGCCAGGTGGCTGCCGGCGCGATGGTCGATGACGCCATGATCGATGACGGCCCGGTACCGATTCCTGCCGTAGCCGACCAGCAGCCACTCGACACGGTCGCCCTGCACGTCCATGCCAAGCACCAGCGCCAGCGCCTCGGCCGGGATGACACCGCGCTGAAAACCGTGGTCCTCGGCGCGATCGCGGAGCACTTCCCAATCGATCGCCTTGTTGTCCGCCTCGAAGGCGAGCCCGAGCCAGTCGTTCCAGAACGTCTGCTCGGCGCCAGATCCCTTTTCCCGGTTCTCCGGTCCGCCGGCCTGGACCGTCAGCCACTCGCGCGCCAGGTTCTCCCATCGTTCGAACGGCGAATAGGCCATCCAGATGCGGAAGGACCGATGGCGGCGGCCGCGCTCCGGATATTTGGCGACCCACTTCGCCCCGTTTTCCGGCTTCACCATCCATTCGCGATGGTGCTCGTGGATCTCGCAGCCGCAATGGATGCAGACGAAATGTGCCTGCTCGGGATGCTCGGGATCGATGTGATCCCGCATGTTCTCCCAGCGCAGCTCCTGCAGCTCTTGGCAGTGCGGACACGGGACATGGTAGGTCTCCTGCGTCCCTTCCTGATAGTTCGACGTGATCTTGCAGCCCGGCGAGACCATCGGCGTCGAGATCTTGAAGACCTTGCCGTTGAAGAACGCCTTGCTGCGGCTGTCCGCCTGCACCTCCGGATCACCGGCCTCGTTCATTTGCCACTTGGCAAGATCGTCCTGGACCTGCTTTCGCGGCGAGATCATCGACAGGCCTGCCGGCGAGTTGGCGCCGGCCGCCTGGATGGCGCCGCGCCCGTCGATGCGTTCCTTGTAGAGCACCGAGTTGCTCGCATCGCGGCTGTTTTGCGAGAACAGCTTGGCGACCGCCGGCATCTCGCGCACCAGCGGCATCAGCTTCGTCTTCGACCAGCGGGCGGCGTTCTCCTCCGTCGGATGGACATAGAGGAAATCGCCGGGCGCCATGTCGAGCGAGCCGAGCGTGAAGATGTTGGCGCAGATGGTACCGCCGATCTGCGCCGACTTCGCCAGGCTGACGATGTTGCACGGATCTTCCGGCGACAACGCTCGCAGGATCTCCGAGAAGAACGGCACCAGGTCTTCGTTGTACGGCCCCGGATGGTCCGTGATGCGCTCCGAGAACACGATGTTCCGCTTCGCCCAGTCGAGATAATCGACTGCCGGCGGCGGCTCGCAGATCTCGGCCAGCACGCTGAGAGCGAGCCGCTCGGGATTGAACAGCACGGTCATTGCTGCTCGTCCTCGACATGCTCGTCCAACTCGGCCGCTGCGTCGGCGAAGTCGCGCGCCTTCTTGGCTCGGTGGTCCCGAAAGGCCTTCAGCAGCACATGGGTCGCATCATGGGTCGACACCGAGAACTGCGCGGCGATCGCCTTCGCCATCTCGGGGATGGCCTGCTCCATGACCTTGAACGCCTCGGCCACGGCCTTGACCATCTCTCGCCGAGCATCGTCGGTCAGCATGTACCGGCCGAGCTCGAGCGCTTCCTCGCGCTCCATGCGCGCGGTGGTGATCTTTTGCTGTTTGAGCTTCTCGGCCGCGACCTCGTCAATGAACGGGTCGACGATGACGGTCGGCTTTAAAGGCGCCTTCGGCTTCTCCGGCACATCGAACGACAGCTCGGAAGCAACCGGCGCTGGCGCCGATCGCGTCGCCGTGCCGTTCGCTCCGAACCGCTGCGACGGGTCGAGGGTCTTGCGCAGCTGCTCGACCGCAACCGACGCGCGGATCTTCGCGTTCCGCCCCTCGCCTTCGAGCGCTTCACCGAAGATCTTCCGCTCGGCGATGTACTGCGAGATGCGCCCGGCACTGACGCCGACATGAGCCGCAAACGCGCTCTTCGTCATGATGTCAGCTGCAAGGCTCATCTTTAGGAACGCTCGTTCTTTAGCCCGGCTCTTTAGTTTAGGCTCTGACTTTAGGCTTCAAAAAATCGCTCAGACTGGACAACCTCCGCCGTGCCAAATACCCGCAGGCGGGCGGATGCCAGGAAGGACCCATGAACCGTCGGAGGGCCTATCGGGCCGTCCGAACCGCCCGCTGGAAGGCGACGGCGAAATGATCGTGAACATTGGCGACCACGTAGCGCTCGACGACTTCGCGCAGGCGAAGGCGGACGCGATACGAGACCTGAGGCACGAACAGGATCACCGGATGGATGGCGTTCGTTGCCGGATCTCGCTGGTAAACGCCGGGGTAGAGGTGCGAAGGCTGCTTCGGCACGAAGAACCGCGCGTTCTTGTAGTTCTTGTTCCGCTTGAGCGAGGATGATGTGCGGCTGCGGGTCGCACCAGCTCCACGATAGTCGATCTGCAAGTCGGCCATGACGCGGTTCAGAAATCCTTGCGTCATGTTGCCGTAGCGATCGAGCGGCGCCCGCTTTGCTGGCACGGCCACCAGGTTCCGCTGCATCAAGCCACGATCGACGAGCTGCCGCTCGAAGGCCTTATGGGTGCGCATGCCACCTTCGATCTGCGGACCGAGGAATGCCGTCGCAGGCAAGCCGCCCTTGGTCCGGTCACCCGTGACGACAACCGCCGCCCTCAGGTTCTGCCGCGATGCCCGGTCATAGACGACGCCCCGCTTTGCGTAAGGCGTTGGCCGGTCAAAGACCCGCTCCATCTCTCGCTGGACTTCGAGGCGACCACCCTTGGCCGTCTCGTTCAGCGTGAGCATGATGGCATAGGGAAGTTGCTTGCGCTCGATGTCCGACAAGGAACGGTTGAACTGCCGGAGATCGACTTTGATCTGAGCGTCGATCATCAAAAGCTCCGGAAAAGCCTGCCCATAACCTTAAACGAGAAAGACGACCTCTCGGCCGCCTGTCATCTGGTCATAGCTTTCGCACTTGCCCTGAATCGGTTGCCTCGGCTTCGAGGCTGTCAAGGCTGGGGCTGACCGGTGTACCGACCTCGGGCTTTCTCCCCGCTTGCTAGGCGTTCTCTCAGAGGCTCACTTCAGGATCATCAGCTCATCCAATGGCAAGATGACTCTCACAACTTCTTCAGCAAAGCAAGAGGCACTGTCACCGGCACTTCGCCGCCCATGAAGTCGATCGAGACCACCACGTCGCCACGCCCTTTCTTGCTTGGCGTGACCACGGTTGCCTTCCGATCGCAGAACGGGCCTGCGGTGATCAAGACCGGTTCTCCAGCCCTCACCACCAGGTCAACTGGGCGCTCCCAATCAAAGTTACCCTTGCTAGCCAGACCGTTGAATCTGCTGACTTCCTTGTCGCTCAGGCGCATGGGCCGATCGCACCCGCCAAGCACATCGATCACATGCTCGACGCCCAGCAATCCGGCGAGATACTCGGAGAGCGCCATCATCTGCACGAGAACATAACCATGGATAACCGGCATCATCTGCCCCTCGATCACGCGACCGCGACGGCGCAAATCGGGGCCTTTCCGCATCGGCACGAGCGACCGTACGCCCATGATATCGAGGCTTTTTTCCACAGTCTTCTCGCGGCCCGTCCAGACCCGAAGCGCAAACCACGGCGCTTTACCGCCGCTGATTCGGAGATTCGCCGTGAGGAGCGCGCCCTCGTCGAGGAGGCCCTCGGTGATTCTCCGCATCCGATCGGCGAAGCGATCATGGCCCTGCAGCGCAATCGGGCTTGCGGTAAACGTGCTACGCTGCATGATCGTCGCCTTTGCTCCTGTTCGCGAGATAGTCGGAAATTCGTTCGCGGTAGCGCTCGACCGCTTCGGCGACGAGGAAATCGAGATCGCCCTCGCCCTCGATCGCCGGGAAATAGACCCACTCAGGCAAGCGCCCTTCCGGAAAGGGCCAGCCGCGCCGCTTGTGCTCACGCTGCCACGCGGCAAGCAGATCGCCGTCACGCTTCACCGCCTGGAAGCCCTGCCCCGCCTCTTCAAGCGCCAGCGGGCAAATCGAGCCCTGCGCCGAGCGTGCCCGCTCCTGCATGCTGTTCACCGACGGCCATCCTGCCCGCATGCGCTTCTCGGCCATCACGTCAGCAAGGGACACCTGCCCGGCGTCGATCTGCATCTGCTCGAACTTCGTCGGAGGAGCGACGATGCCTGATGGCGGCAGCAGCAGCTCGGCGAACCGCGCCGCCGACCAGAGCTTGCCGAATGGCGCAGCCATGGCGTTCGCAGGTTTCGCCGCCTCATCCTGCGCCGGAACGTCCATCCAGAGCTTTTCGCCGAAGTAGGTCGATGGTGCCGGGGTGTGGGATTTCTTCTGCGCCTTCAGCAGCTGCAGCCACCGCGGGAAGCGCTCGGACGCTTCCCTACGCTCTTCGGCTGTCAGCGCGAGCCACGCCCGCTTCGCCGGTTCTTTCGGCATGCCGGCGAAGCCGGGCCAATCCTTCACCAGCGCCCAGAAGGCGGCGTCGATCTTCCTCGGGTCTTCCGGCTCCTGCCCATCTTCCGGAGCCTCGCGCCCACCCTCTCTCAGAATCTGATAATCAGTATTTGCTGAATCTGAGTTATTACTATGTGCCGATTTTACCGGCGCCGGCGAAACCGGCGCCGGTAATGCCGTCGCCGGTAAATCCGTCTGCGGTAGAATTGCAACACCAGACGCTTCGGCCGCGTTTTCAGCGGCCGTGGCGCAGCGCGGCTCGTCGAAGATCACGAGCACTGAAGCTCCGAATTTGCCGTCCTCGCGCTGCTGTTCGCGCTCTGCATAACCAATGTCGACCAACTCGGCGATCATCTTGCGAGCCTTGTCGCGCCCGCAATTGCCCTTTTTGATGATATCGCCGATGACGACGGTCCAGTTGTCTGGCTTGGAGAGCAGGTAGCTCAAGAGCCACCTTGCTTCCATCGACAGCCGCGCATCCTCAAAGACATGGTTCGGTATTGCCGCATAGCGTGCATTGCGCACACCGCGTCGGATTGTGGCTTCCTGGCTCATTCCACGCTCCATGAAGCCGCCTTTTGGGCCAACGGTGTGCTCGCAAGCTCTCTGCCGGAACCATTCAACTGACGGAACGTTTGGGCAGCATCGCGCAATTGAGGCTCGCCATGAATGTCGGTCCGTGGAGTGAAGCAGTGCTCGTCCGTTTGCCGGACACAGGCTTTATCGAAAGTGTCGCGACGACGCGAAGCGCCGCCACACTGTTGGGTGAGCGATGGCCGGCAGTAAAAGGGTTGGCGTACACATTTGCCGTGCAGACGTGCGCCGACGTTTTGATTGGCCAATCCCCCTCTTACCTGGCGCGCCGGGCGTTTGTTGAAGCCGCCAAGGAAATTGGCATTGCTGTCGCGTACTAGTTTCATCATAGAACCGCCCCCTTTTCCGCGCCACCGCGCGCAATGATCTGAACTCCAATGCGGGCGTGTTCCCGCGTCATGCGGATTGTGTTCGGCGCGAGCCCGTCCCGGCCGCGCCTCGCCGAAAGCGCCGCGATCTCGGCTGCGAAGTAGGCAAGGCCTTCGTGAAAACCGGCCGCAGAGAGCAGCCGGTGGATGGTCACCTGGTCGCGAATGATCACCGCGAGGGGCACTTCGAGCAGCCAGCGCGCCCGCGCCATATGGTCCGGCGCATCGGCGAGTTCCTCGATGATGGGAAGCATGGAAGTCATTCAGCCGCCTCCTCTGTCGCGGCTTCAAACCCCCATGCCGTCCAGCCCGGGCGCGGGCTGCGGCAGAACATTTCGAGCCGTGGCATGGCGGGATAGAGCCGCTCGATCTGCTCGGCGAAGTAATCGGGCTTGGCGCTATGCCTGCCCTTCCGCTCGCGATAGACCGTCTCGGGCTGCGAGCCGGGAAGCGGCGAAACCGGGTCGCCGCGCCTACCGATCAGCAGCAGCTCGTGCCGGTCGCGGCCCCAATAGCCGGTTCCTGCCACTTCCTTGTCCCAGATCCAATGGTGCACATAGGTGAAACCCCATGCCGCCATGACGCTGAATGCATCTGGTAGCATCGGGTTCGTGGCCCAAAGGAAAAGCACGGAGTCGGCCTTGGCCGGTGCGCCGATCTCGTCGAAGAGGTCGCAGATCGCATCCGTCGGCATGGTCGGGTAATGGTTCTCGGCGCTCTTCTCGCGTCCCGTCACTTCCGAGCGCACGCCGAACTGCCACGGCGGATCGGCATAGATGACCGGGAACTTCTGGTCGACCTTGCCCGCAGTCGACGAGCCGGCCTCTGCCACATGCGCCATATGCGTCAGCCGCACGGCGTGACGGATCTCCTGCCGCTTCTGGCGGATTTCCTTGGCGCGCTGGATAATCTCCTTTTCCTCGAGCCGCAGCGCCTCTTCCTGCGCCGCCCGTTCCAGGTGGCTCAGAGCCTCGCCGGCATGAACGGAGATCCGCCCGTCGCGGATGGCATCGGACAGCGCCTCGACACCGTGGTCGCGCACCCGCTTTGCGGCCTTGACCGCGCGCTCGGAAATCGAAAGCCGGCGCCCTGCCTCGCGGGCGTGCAAATTTGCATCCCCGGCTGTGCTCTGGTTGATGCCGCGTTCCCAATCGACGATCCGTGCCGCCACCATGGCGCGCTGGCTTTCCGTCAGGTGCCGACGATGCAGGTTGAGGGAGAGCACGAAGCCGAGCGGGTCCTTGCCCTCGTATACCTTGGTCCAGGCGTCGATCCCGACCAGATGGCAAGCCGCCTCGCGGTTCCGCCCGTCAAGGATCTTGCCGTCGAGCAACCAGACCGGCTCCTGCTGCCCGTTTGCCTCGATATCGTCGGCGAGGCGGCGCAGCTCGTCGTCGGGCAGCATGGGGAAAAGGGCAGCGAGCGGATGATGCGGCAGGCGCGTGAGCGGCGGCAGGTCAGCCGTCGGCGAAGGCTCGATCTCGGCCGGCGCCGGGAGGCGATCGGCGCCCTGCTCGGGCTGAACCCGAGAATCCGGCGCGCCGGGTCCGCCCTCGCGCCCCTGCCCGATTTCCGACAGCGTCACGCCGGCCAGCTCGCAAAGCTTTGCCGTCGGATACCAGACCGCGCCATCTCTCTTGTCGCGAGAGAGGAGCTGACGGCTGTTCAGATTGCGGCAAACGGTGATTTCGGACTCTTTCGATGCCCGATAGATGCCTTCCCGCAACATTGCGTCGACGATCACGCGCGCCTTCGGTCCAAGCTTCGGAAGCTGATCGCTCACGGCCTTCTTCCTTCCGATTTTTCGATGATCTTGCAGACCTCGTCTTCGTCGATGCCAAGTTCGGCGGCGATCGAGTGCGTGTCGCGGTTCTCCTGAAGCCAGAGCGTCAGGACGCGCTCAACGAGGACCTGGCGGGAGAGCGGCGGGGCCCCCGCCAGCGACGACGGCACGGAGGAGCTTAAGGACGGGGCAGAAAACCTCATTCCACCCTCGCCAGGCGATCGAGATATTCCGCGCCCCTCGCCGTCAGCCGAACGACCTCGCGGCTGCGGCCGACCCAGGCGACGAAGCCGGCGGCAAGCGCCTTAACCACGGCATCACGGTCGACGTTGCGGATGAGCATGTATGCGTCGCCGCTCGCCCGCACCCGCCGCAACAATGCAATGCAGCGCGTCCCGACCGGCCCACTGGCAGTCCAGCACGCGGGGGAAAGGGTGCGGCGCTCCATCAGTGCACCCCCTTCCGACCAATGTCGCCGAACCCGTTTTCCCGCATGGATATGAGCGCCGCGCGCAGGCCGCGTACCGTTGCCTCGTCGTCGAGCCCGGCCGTGATGGCGGCAGCAGCGCAGGCAACTGTGACAACGCTGACGGCTGCTTCCGGGTCGTCCGGCAACAGCGCGCAGATGGCCGTTACCGTCATGGTCGAGTTCTTGGGTTTGCCATGCATCAGCGGGCACCCGCCATCATCATGGCGTCGAGGCGGGCCAGATATTGTTGAGCCGCAACGATGCGGTTGCGGATAGCTTGTCGTTCCGCAGCGTCGATGTGATCGTCATCTTCGAGCGCCGCAGCGACCGCACGTACGACATCGTCGAGAACGCCATCCAGGCGCAGGACCGCGCTCGCGGTGACCGCGCCGAAGCTCGAAACGCGCTCGTCCTTCACGATCCGCGACATGGCAGTGAGCAGGAATGGGTGATCGCAGCGCCGGTCGAGTTCCGCGGCAAGATCGAGGCGGATGAAGCTGTCGCGCCATTCCTCGCCGGTGGAGGCATATTTCGTCAGCGTCGAGGAGGCGACTCCCAGCGCGTCGGCCGCCCGGCTCACTCCACCCAGAGCTTCGTAAGCCGCCGCCGTGGCGGCCTTGATGATGGATGCATGTTCGTCAGAAATTGCACGCACGAAAACACCCCTGAGTTTGGGTCAAGGAAAAAATCAACCGAAAGGATTCCGTGAAGGCCGCGCGCCGGCGGCGTAGGGTCAGCCGATCAGATCACGGAGGACCGCATGGATAAGCAGAGGGAAAAACAGAGGCAGGGACGCGCCGAAACTGGGCGCGTCTCTGCCAGGCGGCAAGGTCGCCAGTCGGGAGGAGGTAACCGGTACCTTGCTGCGGAAACTTCATTCGGCCGCCTCCGTCTGAAAGGCAGGGCGCGGCACGCCGGCGGGCCATTCAGCCCCTTCCGGCCAGTTTGCAGACAACCAGAGCATGGCGCGTTCAAAGGTACCCGTTGCCAAGTCGCCACCCGTCGCGATGTTATCGAGCTTCGAACCTCGGTTCAGGACCAAGGTAGAAACCCGCTTCCGACCGATCCCGCGCGCTTGGGCAAAGGTGTCCGCCACCACGATGATTTGCTGTCTCAAGTTCATGCGGACATGAATGCGGCTACATAACCGCATCTGTCAAGCCTGAAAGACCGCATTCACAAACAAACGCTGCGGACGATAATCCGCGCATGAGCAAGACAGTGATTGAGAAACTCAAAGAGATCATCGAGCAGAAGGGCATGTCGTACGAGAGTGCGGCGCGCGCCGCAGGACTCGAACGAAGCTATTTCCGCAAGCTATTCGAACGAGGAGGCGCGTCGCCCCGCGGCGAAACGCTTCAGAAGATTGCAAAGGGACTGGATGTATCCATAACGACCTTGCTCTCGACGACCAACAAGCGCCCGGTCGTGTCCTCCTACGATCCCGATAATCCGAGCGGGGAGGACGTGGAACAGCTGATGACGATTGGCTCGGAGACAGGCGTTCGGGGAATACCTACCGACGCTTCAGCGCAAATTGACATCACCGGCGGCATGGGTGGGGGAGGACTAAGCATTGTGTCGGAGGGGGTCCCTGGACGCCACGGGATGACGTTTGCGGCCGAGCATGTGCGCGAGTATTGGCGCCTTCCACCTCCAATACTTACCGCTCTTGGTTTGTCTGCTCACGACGTAGCAGTCTTCCCCGTCCAAGGCGATTCAATGCAGCCGACTCTGGATGAGGGCGACGTGGTATTCATCGATACGCGTCACCGCTGGCCCTCGCCGCCCGGTCTGTATGCGGTCCTCGACGAGATTGGCGGCGTCGTCGTAAAACGCATAGAGGTCTCTAGCGCTCCTGGCGCGGAAATGCAGACCGTATCTGTGATTTCAGACAACCCTCGACATGCGAAGAAAGAATGGCCGGCCGAAGAACTTTTTATCGTCGGCCGCGTGCTCCGCAAATTCGGTACCGTCAGATAAAAGCCGGTCGATTGTGCCGCTGAGAAACCCGCGAGTGCGGGTTTTTTTGTGTTCTGATTCGCGCTGCTGCCGCAGCCGAACACATCAGGAATTAACTACCTTGCGGTCATTTAGCCGCATACGGTGGTTGACAGCGGATATTTAGCCGCATTATTGTCCGCATCACCTCCTAGTGAGGGCGGCGCGGAAACCACGGCCTTTAGTCTCCGAGCCGCCGGGAGGTCATCTTCCTCGAACCAGGAGACCAACATGCAATCGAACGGCGGAATTCACACCAGGAACACCATTGAGCGCATGGCCGAGACGATGCGCTCGATCGGCGAGGGCTGCACAGATCGAGATCTGATCCTGACCGGAAAATTCTCGGAACGACAGGTCAAGCTCTTCGGCCAGAGGGCAACCGAACTCGCCACCGCCATGGCCCGAGCGGCGTAGCGCCATGACGAAGAGGGCGCGCCGCCGTGAGCCCCTGCCCCTGTGGTTCACGCGCGGGGCGCTCGCCGGCCTCGCCTACACTCTCCCCCTTCAACTGATCCTGCTCTGGAGCATCTGGCCATGACTGAGCATTTCACCGGACACAACAAGGCACGGCTCGAAGCAGGCCCCAATCGCTTCTTTCTCGCCTGCACCATCCTCGCACTCTCGATCGCGTTTCTCATGTCCGCAGCGCTGGCCGGAACCACGGCCTTCCGCAAGGAATGGCAGTACGCTTCCGACGCGAAGATCTGAGGGCGAAGACATGGACCGTTTCGAAGTCGCCCTCCAGGTCGCCAATCGCCCACTGTGCGACGAGGTCCGCCGATGAGCCACCCGGAGCGCTCGCTGCAGCAGAAACGCATGGACGCGATCCGCAACCGGGTCGCGCTCGCGACCCCGGACTGGGGTATTGAATCCGACGGTGGTCGGCTCTGCCTGACTGCGGCAAGCAGCGAAGGCACTTTCCTCATCGCGGCGACCGCCGCCGACGCGCCGATCGGCGACAGCGAGATGGTGCTGAACGCGCCCTATGATCTGATTTGGCTGCTCGGGACCTATGACGCCCTCGCGGGCCGGTATCGCACCCTGGTCGCCGAGCTGCGCAGCCACGCTCCTCCGCAGCACCAGCAGAAGCCGAAGGACTACGCGGCCGAATGCGCGATCAAATGCGCCGAGCCGGCATTCAAGAAATTCCTCGAGGAATGCCACGGCCTGGCGAGGCCCCTCACCGATGATCGCGCCGCGACAAAGGTCCGCTCGATCCTGAACATTCGCTCCCGCAGCGAGCTGAACGATGATGCGGCCGCAGCTGCCCGCTGGCAGGATTTACGCAATGCCTTTGATGCCTGGAGGCGCCGAGGATGAGCAGCCGTCGTGATCGCATCCGCGCGAAGATTATGTCCCGGGTCCGCATCGATCCGGTAACAGGCTGCCGGGAGTGGACCGGCCCTGATTCAGGCAAGAACGGTCGAGGCAAGGGCTACCCCCGCATGTCTCTCGATGGCCAGACGGTCGCAGTCCACATCGCCATGTGGACCAACGAGCACGGCTATATCCCCGGCAAGAAAGAACTGGACCACGCCTGTCGCGACCGCCTTTGCGTGCGACCGGAAATGGATCACGTCGAGATGGTCACCCGCAAGGAAAACGCCAAGCGCCGTGAACAGGCGAAGCGCGGCATGATCGGCCACAACGGCGGTCCAGAATTCGTATGCGAGGAAGCGTAGAGATGAAGACGCCCGACCCGATTTCCCCCCAGACCTTTTCGACATCCTTCCTCCTGTTCGCCCAGTATGGCGGCAAGGCGATCATTCCTGTCGAGGATGTCTGCCGCGACTATTTCAATCACCTTACGCCTGACAAATTTCTTCGGAAGGTCGGAACTGGCGAAATCGCCCTGCCGGTAGTGAGGGCGGAGACGTCTCAGAAGTGCCAGAAGGGCGTCTATTTGCAAGATTTGGCCGATTATCTAGATCGGAGGCGCGAGGCGGCACTAAGGGAGTTCCGCCAACTGCACCGATGAAAATATAAGGGCGCTCGCGCTACGTCCAAGAATGCCGGTGGCTCTGCCTTTGTTCCTTTCGGCGGTTACGGAGGCCCGCCCGCTTCGACCCGAAAACGACTTACCAGCCACGGTTCAAAAATGACCGCTGTGCGCCCCATGTCGGTCGTTCGAGCGGCAGTACGAACTGCCCGTATGCGGAAATCGGCAGTTCAATTCACCCAACGGGATCGGCTAGAATTGGCCAAATCAGATCGGGTTGCAGGAATAGGCGTTTCTGATCTCAACATTGAAGAATTCTCCGATAGAGGAGGCTTCCACCAGTCGATCGTACATGAACTGGGGGACGTTGTAATATTCGTACACCTTGCCGGTAGCGACGAACTCCACCTCAAGTGTCTCCGAAGCAGGGTCATAGCCCACCGAAGCCAAACTCGACGAGCTTACTGGCTGTCGTTCCATTCATTCCTCCGTCCATCGTGGGTTCTGGGACCGCCACGCAGCCGTGACGTTCACGTAATTCTCGTTGCCGCGTTCCTTACTCCAGTTGTGGGCAACGCGCGGATCCTCACTGGTGGGCCGCTTGCCTTCCTCGGGGAGCGTAATCCTGCATCGCACAGGCAGCTTGGCAGCCTCGCCGGTGATCACAGCCTCGCCCGTACGAAGCACAGGCAAGCTGTCCACGATGCCGCTCAGACTGTCAGGTAGGGCAGCCTGAACCTTGCTGCGGTCCGACGAGTTGGAGAGGCGCAGCGAGAAGAACGTACCGCACTGAGAGAGAATGGTCTCGTCGATCTCGGATGGGCGCTGGCTCACGATCATCGCGCCTAGGCCGAATTTGCGGCCCTCCTTAACAATGCGCTGGACTGCATCCCGAGCAAGGTTGGCGTCGTCCCGGCCTAGGTAGCGATGTGCCTCCTCCATTACCACGAGCAGGGGGCGTGCCCGCCCGCCCTCGGGCATCTCGCGGCTCCAGAAGAGGGCCTCGTAAATGATGTTCAGGATGCCTCCAATTAGTCGCATAAGGATCGAGCTCGGCACGCCCGACAGATCCAGCACCGTGATCGGCCGATCGTGCCCGAGCCAGCTCTCGAGCAGTTGGGGCAGGTCGTTCTGCGGAGCCCCGTCGAGGCTCGGTTCCCAAGGCCCAGGGTGGAGCATGAAGTCGTACTGCCGATCCAGTAGGCGCGACCGGAGCTGTTCGAGCTGTCGCCGGATTGACAGCACGTTTGTCTTGTTTGCGAACGGCGGCGTATTGCCTTGGCCGGGCAGCGGATAGGTAGGCGCAGTAAGTGTTTCGGCATCGCCCGGAGCGGTCTGAGCCGAGTTCTGCTGAGTGTTCTCCGTCCACGTCTTAATTTCTGGGTCGATCAGGTGGAACCAAAGCGATTTCAGACTGAATGGCAGAGGGCTGTCGGCGGTCAGCGAGTTGGCATCGACACCCGGATAGTTCATCTGGGCCGAGACTGCGGTTTTCGCTCTGATAATGCGGTCCTGAATCGCCGTTAGTGCCTTCTCCTCGGTCTTGCCGAGCAGGAAGGTCAGCAGGTCGTCCAGATTGAGTGCCCAATAGGGAACGTAGAGGCGCTCCTCATTCTCTAGCGGGTTAACGCGGAAGACTTTGGCGACCTCGCCAAGCGCGCGGCCGTACTCGCCGTGGATGTCCATCAGCAGCACCCGAGCGTTCGAAAACCCGGAGTGGTCACCCTGGCCGACCGAAAGGGAGCGCAGCAGGCTTGTGACCGTCGTCGACTTGCCGGCCCCCGTCGACCCCAGCACCGCGGAGTGGCGCGTCACGAGCTTGTCCAGATCGACACGGACGGGGATGCTCTCAGCTCCCGACAATCTGCCGATGGTCACCTGACCCGTGTCGGCGGTCCCGTAGATGCGGGCGAGATCCTCCTCGACTACGAGGTGCACCTGGTCGTTAATTGCGGGATATTGGCTGATCCCGCGCTCGAAGGTCGCCTCCAGGACCTCGCCAACGAGTTGCACCTTGATCCAGCGGTCCCCTCTGGCCCCGCTGTCGACCAGTGTCTCAGGCGTGGCCGTGGCACCGACGTCAGAGATGATACCGTACAGGTCGTGATAGCCCTGCGGGATGCGGACGAAACTGCCGACCTGGCCGATGCGGTAACTGCGGCCGCCAATGATAGCGATACCCGAGGCGGTTCCCTCGAACTGTCGCACGTTGATCGTCGCGCCCGCAACGGCTCCTACGTGGCCGAGAAGGGTTGGTGCGCTCATCACGCCACCGTGGAGGCGGGCGCGGCCGCCGCGGCGGGTGCGGCCGGTGTCACGAAGACCTGTGTGGAACGTGACGCGGAGAAGAAACGCGCGAAAGGCTCGATTGCGCCGAGCGTGAACTCGTGCGGGTCGCCCCCTTGCGGTTCCGACCAGTAGGAGGACCGGATTGGTCCCCAATCCTTTGAGGGAAGCTCCGAAGGCACACGCCACGGGCCCTCCGAACCATTCACCAACGCCGCGTCACGCGCGTAGACGCTGAAGTTGGGCAGTCGGCGACCAAGCTCTCTAGCGCAGGTCTCGTTTGCGAGCTTCTGGAACTGGAACGCGAACACGCTCGCGGATGGGTTCGCCGCGAGTCCCTCATCAATTCGCGCCGAGATATGAGCGTCGGCGAACGAGAATCCGATCGAGATCAGCAGCGTGTCCGGCGTGGCGAGGAAGGCGCGCAGCCTGTCGAGGAGCGCTGCATAAGGTGCCTTCTGGGTCTGATCATACTTGAGGTGCTCGGGGAAGACGAGGTGCCGGGCGTTGTCCTTGCCGGAGCGAATCACCTCGTCCTTGCTGTTAGAGCACCACCCCAGCGACCCGTGCAGCTTCCAGAGACGCGTCCATCTTGCAGGCAGGTCGTTGTTGGAGACCGTGACGGGGTCGAAGAAGGGCTCACGACCACCCGTGAAGCCGTCGAAGTACGGCGCGCGCACGCGCTCGAGCGCTTCCTCGAGCAGCAGATCGTAGTTCGTCGTAAAGATCTCGATAGGATGATCACGACCGGCGCCCGTGATCCATGTCACGATGTCGCTGTAGGCAGAGCCGCTCGCGGGCAACGTTACAGTGACGACCTTCCCGATCTCCTCGCACACGCGCTCGCCAAACTGCGCATATCCCGGTCCGTCCAAGTCATGGATCTTGGCCGGCCCTATCACCTTCGCGAGCGACCTAATCCTGGACAGGAGAGTCTCGATGTCGTCCTTGGGCGCGAGCTCCTTCTTCAGCTCTGCGATCTGCTTTCCATATTCCGTCTCGAGTTCATCAAGGACAAGTTTGGTCAAACCGGCGACCGCCGGGATCAGGGGATAGGTTCCGTCTGCTTTCTTCATTCCTGCCGAAGCGCCGGCGCCCAGCAGTAGTCCGATCCTCTTCCGGCCTCCGGCGATAATCGTACGGAGCGCCGTCATGTATTGATCTGGATTGTGTACGATTTCGCTTGGCATAGTTACCCCCATTACGACTACGGCACCTTCTTAGTCTCAACGGTAAATTGATTCTTTCTAAAATCACACTACACCGTGCTGAGCCAGCACAATTTACTCAGATTGTGGCTCGACCAGAGATTCCAGAAATACCTGAACGCGGAGAGACAGCCCGCTTGAAGGCCAGCGCTAGGAGTGATTAGAACGTCCGCTCAAGCAATAAGAGCATTAAAAGCAGCCGGTCCGGAAGCGGCCCCGCCGCTGACAGCATTGCGCCTTCGCTCCGGCCGGAATGGCCGGTGGAGCGCTACTCACCTTTGCTGGAAAGCAATTCGTCGAGCTGTTCCAACTGTGGCGGTGCGCAGTGCTGGCATTGGCGGCTCGGGAAGACCTGCCGCACTGATTAACTCCAAACGCTAACATCGGCAGCAAACGCCCGATTTGCCTCAACGTCGGCGACGAACTCGTCCCAGGTTTGTCGGCCCAGTTTTCTGGCACAGAAGGCCCCAGCCATGGCAAGAAATGCACGCAAGACAGCGGTTTGGTCGGACACGAAGCCGCGAAGCGTCTTTTCTGTACCCTTACCATAGGCCAAGAACAGAGCTTCTCTGTAGTTCGCCTTGCCGCGATATCTAGAAGCTTGATGGACAAAGCCCATAGGACGGCCCGCTAGCCTGGCGTCGCGCATCTCTCGGGCGGCCTTCGTGCGGAAGTTGTCGACTTGGAGAGCCTTGAATTCTCGGGTATTGCGCAACGCCTGCTCCTGCTTCCAGGCATGCCATTTTGCTGAACCCTTGAGATAGCTTGCCGCAGCGCCGACGGCTTCGGCGTCAGAGGCAATCGCCCACTGCAGACTCCCCTCACTGCCGTTCCGATAGATTTCCACCTCAGTTGCATAATCTTTCTCTATCAACGTCGTCACACGCCAGCCAAACGGGCCAATGGCGAGGCCCTGGGCCGCAATGGCAGTGTCCCACATGCGTGCAGTGCCAGAGTGATCCTCCTGAAAGGATCCATCCTGGGCCGCCGTCATAGCGCTGGCCGCGTTGGAGATGCCATAGTACCAGCCTAGGATTCCAAGCCTAGCGACGTCCGCTTGTAACGGCGCGCCTTCCATTGCTTGGAGGGCGGAAAGGTGGTGGAGGGCAAGAAAGAGCTGTTCCAATACTGTGTTTTCCACCAACACATCCATGTCCCGCTTACCCAGTGTCTGGTAGGCAGCAGTGGCTGTCGTAAAGTTGATGGCGCGCGTCAAAAACTGCAGTGAACGCATCCAACTAACAGTAGACTGGAGCGCGTACTCAGGCGTCGGCTTGCCGCCTGGTTCATTTATGGTCCCAGTGTTTATAACCCGATCATAAAGCACAATCGTCTCCTTCGTTGCCCTAGGCTTATAGGACAAAATTAGAGGGGTGTATTAAAGCACTGAGTGCCGGCGTGGATTGCAAGGAGGCTCCGAAGGCGATGCCACGGTTTACATATCTCACGCCATTCTGGACTGCTTCGGTAAAGCAAATACCGGCAGCTTTTGGCATTTGGCCAAAGACCGCGCAATGACCGAAATGGGGTGTTCGCGGAACGGCAGCTTTTCGAGATTGATAGCCAAAACCGGTCAGTCCGTAATCGGCCCCACTCACGACGATCGAAGTGGTGTCCCGAGGCGTCCGAAAAGTCCGCAAAGCGGCCGTTCGGGCTAACCGCAGCAGACGATCGGTCACCACCAAACCGGTCACGGCGGGGCATCCGAGCTGCGACTCGGCGAGCGGAAAGCGAGCGTTTATGCCTAGTTGATGCTGCCAGAGCGATATCGGCGTGCTACAATTTTGCTACAAATCTACAAGCACCTTTGTTTTTGCTCCATTTAATCGCCGTTTCAGTCCAATCGATCATAGGCGCCACGGCGAAGACAGGCGCCTTGAAGTACTTGCCTTCCCCCACGTTTCCAGCCGTTTGCGCCGTTTCCTTCATATCTCGTCAGCTCTCGTTTGATCCCAATTCAGCCTATTTCC